AATACTACCTTCTTGCCTTTAACTAATACTGTAGGTTGCAATACTTCTTCCCAAGTATTCGACTTCATGAAATCAAACTCATCACATATCAGGTAATCGAATGTATTACCACGTATGCCGTCGCTTCGTTCTGCAGAAAAGAATTGAATTTGACTGCCGAATCCCTTAACTATTAGTTCGGTATCGTTGTAGGTAAATAAACCACTTGAGATAGTTGACTTCTTGAGTTCGGTATATACCTTCTTTGATTGCTTATATATCGGAGAAACCCATCCAATCATACAGCCCTTGTCATTTATAGCCCAGTACAACTGCTGATTAATGCACAACATCGTTTTCCCGAACTGCCTACCGATATTCAGTACGTAATATTTCGCAGCATCGTTATTAATACTTTGATGTATTACCAATTGCTTTGGATGTGGCTTGTATCCTTTAATTATCGAACTCAAACTTATCTACGTGTTTACTTTCGATTTGTTGTCTGTCATGCATTCCTAGCGCATTCTTAGCATAGAATATTCCTTTGCCTTCGTTTGCTACAATATCAGTTGCAAGTGATTTAAAGTCATTATCTATTTCTTTTATAGAGTCCGATAATGGATGCTTTTCATCTTTAAAGGCTTCGTAAAATTGCGACTTCTTAATCATGTAGAAATCTGGATGCTTTCTTCTAATCCAATGCAATAGAAAATATCTAATCGTTGGAAGGTGCCGTTGTTTAATATCTAATATCTTACCGCTAGAAGTTGCTACTTCATTTGTATTATCAATACATTCGTCACAATACTCAAGTGAATACTGTTTAAGCGTATCTTTATCTATGTCACGGTGTTTGTTCACGACATCAAGATATAGATTCCGTATGCAGCTGCTCCAATCGCGAATATCATTTGAATGAAATTCATTGCGTTAAATTGTGGTTCTTCTTTATTTTCCATGGTTACTTAATTTTACTTATAAATGATTTCCTACTCGTTGCTTTAATTGTTGGGTGTAATTTCCGTAACTCAGGAAGACTTAACCCTTCAAACGTTGTATTTGTTGCTTCGGTTGGCAATTGTCGAAGGTAGTTATTCACAATATGAACTGCACCCGGTATACAACCCTGACATCCTTTAGAAAGTACGCGTTCTTTACCTGTTGACATTTTAGTGATTTCTCCGTAAACGTGTGCCAAACAATCAAACTCTTTGCCTGAATAATCGTATCCATTTACACGTATCTTTGGCATGATAAAATCTAAACTTACCTGCGCTTCTTTGTTAATAATCATTTTCTTTCTGTTAATATTGATAATCCATAAACTAAAATTGCTGTACATGGTTCAAATGATATTACTAATGTAAGCCAAAACGCAAAACAAGGATAGCAATCTAATACTTTGATATAGGTCGTAGGAGCGATTCTAAGCAATCTTTTAATGCGATATGGCAAATTGTACTCTTGATGTATTAAGAAGGCTAATATCCATCCTAATAAAGCAAGGGCAAATGTAAATGTTAAATAACTAGTTATCCAATAAAGCATATCTTTCTCTTATTTCGTTTTCTATAAAGTTAACTATTTTTGTGATCGTGCGCTCATTCATTTTGACTTTCTTTGAGAATGCCCAAATATTTGAGTTTAATTTGCAGTCTTTGAATACTTTGACTTCCGTTCTATAACCTTCAATCTCTAGCTGTAGTAGAATCTTATGTAATAGTTGAGAATCAAATAGGCAAGGCTCTTCGTATGTTTGCTCTATATCATCTGTCAGTTCACTAACTAGTAAATTATGCAGTTTATTATAACTACTAGTCTTTCCGTAGTAAGCATGAAACAAACATTTCTGAATGTAAGTATCCGGATTGTTAATATGGCTTAAGTCCTCAGGCAATTCCAAATATACATGGTGCAGCAAATCCTTGCCGTTTTTGCCAGCAAGGAATTCTGCGTATCTGTAATATTTTTCAATCGACTTGGTTGTCATTAAGCAAATATACTATAAAAAGAAATAGAAATACCTTGCAATTGTCGAATATATTTATTAACAATTTCATTTGTATATTAAATTCATGATATTGAAGACTGTTTTTCCGTTAATCCCTACCTTGCCGTTAAGGTAGTTTTTCATCTTATCAGGGTTTGTGAAGTTAATTAGCTTACAAAATCTCCATACGCTAATGTTATGGTCTGCGATGTATTGCTTAATGTTTGATATGAATTCTTGTTCCATTGTTAAATTTGTTTGTGATTGTTTATTCATGGCTATGTAGTCTCGCTCATCCATTGTTTTTAAATGTTTCGTTATAGTATTGTTCTGCTGTTAATCCTGTGCAATAATTATCTAATTCATTAAATATATCAATTATGTTCTGCTTCTCCATTTCTTTGGCTTGTTGCAATAACTCTTCAAACTTTTGATTTGTTATTAATTTTCCCCCTTTGATTTCTCCTGCAAACCATTCTATGGCTGTTTCCATCTTATTCTGTTTTATTTATTTGTTCTACTAAAAAATCATAGTCCATTTTTTTTAACCAATCAAAAACATCTTCTTTTCCATCTTGGTAAGCATAATGTTTCTGTTTATTCTCCATTTCCTTAGCTTGTTCAACACAAGTTTCATCCATTGATATATTAAGCCCAGTTAGTTTATTAATTTCTTCCACTAAAAAATCTACTGCTGTTTTCATAACTTATCTTTATATGTTTCGTTGTAAAATATTTCTACAAATTCACTTGCTTCCCTTTCATCAAATCCAAGTACATTATTAGATTCTCTTGTATAATCTTTTAATTGTTGAACTAAATCAATCATTCTTTGCTTCTCAATTTCTTTGGCTTGTTCTAAAATATTACTTGGTAATGAGTAATCATTTTGCTTCCAAAGTGTTTCATATAACCATTCTACTGCTGATTTCATTGTTCTTGTTTTTAATTAATTATGTTAAATCGTAACCAAATTCTGAATTTTGCAAGCAATAAGAATATTGGATAATCTGTGTAAGAAGTACAAATAGTTGTGCCATTATAAGTTCCACTTAACCCTTCTTTAAATGAATGTCCATCAAAATGAAACATTTCCCAATTTATTTTTATTTTACTTTCCATACATCTCATTTAACTTTAACAATGCCGAATTCAACTCATGATTCAATTTCTCCGCTTCCTCACGTGCAATACCTACCCATTCCTCAACTGTTTTAATATTAGGCTTTGCTTTCGTACCTAAGTCAATAGGTGAATCTAAAGTTATTGCTGTCCACCATAACGGCTTAACTAAACATTCAGGTCTATACGATGCGAAATACAGTATCTCTAGCTTTGGATTAACAGTGAAATAGTGTAAACATTGATGAATGTTGTCGCTTGGTATCTCGTTAGCTAGAATAGTTGATGTGTGTTTCTTAGCACCAGGACACTTGATCTCACACGCTGCCGTGTCATCATCTGTAATTCCATCCGGAGACAATCCAATTAAAGGAATGGATGCGCTTTGTAGAAATCCAACTTCCTTGAACGAAACAAATACTTCATTTGCTAATGCTTCACGTGCATATGGCTCTAAATCTATACCTCGCTGCATATCAGCTGAAATATAAGACTCTTCCGCTTCATACTCTTCAATGCGTTGAGATAGCAAATCAATTAATAATGTATCGGACTTAACAAATAAGCCTTTCGATAATGTGCCGCCGATTTTGCCATGCTTTAACTCATGCCATTCGATAGTGCGTTGTTCCATGTTGTGTCTAATCATAATCCCTCAAGTGTTAATTTTTGTGTACTAGTCAACATGAAATCCGAGACCAACTTCTCCTTATCAAATTTACCGCTTTTAATCGCTTTTAAGGCAGTATTGAATCGTTCGTCTGTTATCGGTTGTTTCTCCTTAATTAATTGCGTAGGCTTAACTCTAATGCCACCAACTTGCTTACCCATCATTTTAACTGACTCATCAAAACTAAGTTCGATTTGTACTCCTATCCAATTACCGATGTTACGTGATTCGGCGGATGTCATTTTCTTTTGAATCTTAACAATCGATGCGATGGTCTTTCGATTGATTGAATTTGCTACCATTGGCTTTACATCCTCTTCAAATTCAAGAAAGTAACCATCTGTTTTGTTGCCTGACACGTCAACTCCCGTGCTGTAATACGCTTCTTTAATAGTTAGAACGCATTTACCTTTCTCGGTGATAATTGTTTCGACATCGATTCCCGCGATGTGTGTTGACTTGCGATATTTCATGCAGTCGATATTTTCTTGCTTCATCTTATTTGTTTGTTTTGTTTGTTATAACATTTTTGACATTGAATTAAACCCGATTCCATAAAAGATACTGTGAGATATATTTCATTTTTTGTAAATCCACAAGTATCACAATAGTTGTGTGTAAATATTTTTTTAAATAAAGTTAAAAATTGCTTCATCTTATTTTTGTTTATTAATTAATTATCTAACTCACTATACAATTTCTCAG